GTTGGAGAGACTGATTATAAATGGGCAGTCAGAGAAAGTATATTAACAGAAGATTATGATTTAGTGGAGGGATTGAACTAATGAACAGAACATTATACAAAAAACTAGAGGACATATGTGCAAGAGAATATATCCTAAATAAATTATCGGCAACTAAGTTTAGAACATTTGTCGACTTTCTTTATGATGATATAAGAACGTGGGATAAACCAATGGAAATATCAGAAGTAGATATTATACATAGGATAGAAGAGCATATGAGCTACATGGTGAGCAGTTATCTAACCAAGCCATATGAGGGTATTGGTATGGAGCAAGAAGCTCTTAAACAGGCTTAAAAATTAATTAATATTTTTTAATAAAATTACTTGACAAGATTTTTAGGAGGTGTAAAATGCTTAACAAGTTTAAAAGAAAAAAAGAAAATAATAATAAAATGAATAATAAAAATATATATAATAAGATACCTAAACATTTAAAACACTTATCAATTGAAAAATTGAAGGCATTGTTATATCTTTTTAGAGGGAATATGTAATGGCAGTAAAGTCTAAAGCATTTAGTCAATCTCATACTTCAGCAACAGGTGTTAGAGGTAAGAGGACAAGTCAAGGTAGGGGTAATGTTGGCTACTCTACCATGAACAAAAATAAGAAAGCTAACCATAAGAAATATAGAGGGCAAGGAAAATGACAGTACAAGAACTAATAAATGAGCTTAATAATATTGAAGATAAATCTTTAGATGTTAGAGTTTTAGAAAACAATATTGATAATCCTAATTATAATATGGAAAATTATTGGATAAACAGAATTGAAGTTGCTAACACAGGACAAAGTGGATATGAACTTCATGGAGAAGTTATTTTAGTTGGGGAGGAATAAGTGATAGGAGAACTAATAGGACTAGCATTTGTAATAGGATTTATGTTATTCTGTATAACAGGAGTTGCATTAATACTTATGGATAAAGAAAGGGATAATAAATGAACATATTTTATTTTGATGAGTGTCCTGTTGTATCAGCAGAAGCACAACCAGATAAGATGTTAGTGAAGATGCCACTTGAAACAGCTCAGATGCTTTGCACAGCTCATAGAGTGTTAGACGGTGATGAGTATGCAGATAGTGTAGGACTTTACAAGGAGGCATACAAGAACCACCCATGTACAGTATGGGCTAGACAATCAAGAGGCAACTATGAATGGTTGTATGTTCACTTCTTAGCTCTTGCAATGGAATATAATTTTAGATACAATCGACAACATGCAAGTTATGTTAAATTGTTTGAGGCTTTAGAGAAGCACCCAGATAACATACATAAAGGAGACATGACTCCACTTGCACAGGCTATGCCTGATGAATACAAAGATGATAATCCTATTGTGGCTTATAGAAATTATGTGATACATGAGAAGCACTACGCACAATGGAACAAGAACAGGGAGAAGCCTGAATGGTGGACGAGATAAAAGATACTGAACTAACGCCAATGACTAAGGCAGAGTATAGAGCTTGGGAAGATTATGTTATAAAATATAACGAAGATAATCCTAAACATCCTATATGTTATGAGCTTACTTGGAACAAGGATGAATATAAAGTTAAATTATTAGATTTAAGAGTTGACAAAGAGGGACAGGAATAATATAATTACTCCTAAAGTATAGGTATGTCCAAAGGTGTAGCCCTCAACTAACCTTCCTGAACCTAAAGACATACGAGCAATCGTGCTAGTTTCTGGTCTAGTGCCACTAAAACCAGACTAAGTTTTACAAGGTGTTCGAGCTACTGTAAAATCCTTTCTTGAAAAGGTTGTAGATGAAATGGGATGAGAACTAAACCGATTACCTTCCCTTGTGAATACAGTCTGATTTTTCCTCATGTGCGAGGGAGTTTGCACAGACTTTAAACAACAAAACTCAGTATGCCAATGGTGCTGGGTATCACTGTAAAGTACCCACTTTTAACACGAGGGTTATTATGAATTTATATTTTAAATCAACAACACTAGACAAGCAGATAGGTTGGACATGGAAAGACATGGACAAAGCTTACTGGGATACTTGGATACCTAAGAAGTCTGATATCAAAATCATTACAAGACTTAACAAAGAACAAAAGAAACAAGCACTTGATGAGTTATGGGAAGACTTGCAAAGTGCTATACAATTTACACGAGATAGAAACAATGCAAGAAGGAGACAGAAAAGACTTGCACAAAAAGAAAAAGTATGATAGACTCCAAACACTTAATACTAAAAACTAAACCTATAGGAGGTACAATATATGTATGAGTATGTAGAAGGAAAAGCTATGTGGGCTAATGTCAGCACACCAAACACTAAGTTTGAACCACATAAGTACGGAATAGTTGTGTTGACTGATGAAGATACTGCTACCAGATTAGAGGGTGCAGGGTTATCAAGAGTTAGAACCAGAGATGGTCAAGCTAAGTATGATGAACCTGCTTTCTCATTCAGTAGAAAAGTAGAACGACATGATGGGACAACCAATCCTGCACCTAAGTTAGTTGATGCCGATGGCAATGACTTAGATGTTAGTCTTGGTAATGGCTCAGAAGTTACTGTGAAGATTAAACCTTACACAGGAAAGTATGGTACGTTTGCAGAGTTAATAGCTGTGAAGGTTACTAACCTAATAGAATATACTGAACCGAGTTCAGACAACGAGGAATTTTAATATGATTATTACTATCAAAAATGCTGATGGCGAATCAGTCTATGATGTTTCAAAGATTGAGGACGAACAGAAGAGAGCAGGTGCTAACGTATCTATTAGTAAGATAGGTACTTTGAACGTGTTGGTTGAAGCTTTGAACTATGCTTCACAAGGACACCAGAATAATCTTGAAGCTGTGCTAAAGGAAAGTCCTGAAGCAGTAGTTGAACAAGAGGAAGAAGAAGAAGTAGTTGTAGAAGATTCAGAAGACGAATCATAATTCATAGTGAGGGCTAACATGGATAAAACTTGGGATAAGTTACATCAACCTTGTCCACTTTGCGGAAGCAGTGATGCTGTAGGAATCAACGAAGATGACTCAGCAAAATGCTTTAGCTGTGGAGAGTTTATGCCTAGCTATACTAAAGCATGTGGAGGAAAGGATATGCAAACAGAAACAACAACACCAATTAAACAACCAGATACAGTAGGAGAAGGAAAGTTTTCAGCCCTTACGGACAGAAAGATTTCCATGAACACTGCTCAGAAGTATGGGGTTAAATGTGTACATGACTTACAAGGTAATGTCGTTAAACATTTTTACCCTTACTATAATGGGCATGAGTTATCAGCTACTAAGATTCGTAACTGTAAGGACAAAGACTTCTTTGTATCTGGTAGTTATAATGATACAGGTTTGTTTGGTCAACAACTTTTCAAGAGTGGTAAGTACGTTACCATTACTGAAGGGGAGTGTGATGCTATGGCTACTTATGAACTGCTTGGTTCTAAGTGGGCTGTAGTATCTATTAAGCGTGGAGCAAATGGTGCAGTCAGAGATATCAAGGAAAGCTTAGAGTTCTTTGATGACTTTGAAAATGTTATCATTGCTTTTGATAAAGATAAGGCAGGACAAGAAGCTAGTATTAAAGTTGCTAGACTTTTCAAACCGGGAAAAGCTCGTATAGTTACGTTGCCTAATGGTTGGAAAGACCCTAACGATATGCTAAGAAACAACAAGCATAAAGAGTTTGTTGAAGCTTGGTGGGCTAGTAAAGTTTATACACCTTCTGGTGTTATAAATGTTTCTGAACAGCGTGAGAAGTTTCATAATCGTGAGAAGAAACAAAGCGTACCTTATCCTTATGAAGGATTGAACAAGAAACTCTATGGTCTTAGAGCAGGAGAACTTGTAACTCTTACAGGTGGTACTGGTCTTGGTAAGTCAAGTGTTACAAGAGAACTTGAACATCATCTTATTAAGAACACTACAGATAACGTAGGTATCATAGCACTAGAAGAAGATTGGAGAAGAACCATTGATGGTATCTTATCTATTGAAGCTAACGCTAGGTTATACGTTGACCAAGAACGTGAGAAGTTTTCTAAAGAAGAATTAGATAAGATGTTTGATATACTTTATGATGGTCAGAACAAGAACAGGGTGTGGGTACATTCACACTTTGGGACTAATGATATTGATGACATCTTTACTAAGCTTCGCTTTATGATTATAGGTTGCGACTGCAAGTGGGTGGTCGTTGACCATTTACATATGTTAGTTAGTGCAGTACATGAAGGAGATGAGAGACGTGCCATTGATACTATTATGACTAGACTAAGAAGTTTGGTAGAAGAGACAGGTGCAGGAATCATTTTGGTTTCACACTTACGTAGAGTTGATGGTAACAAAGGACATGAGAACGGTATTGAAGTATCTCTATCTCATCTAAGAGGTTCAAATAGTATTGGACAACTTAGTGATTGTGTGATAGCATTAGAACGTAATCAACAATCAGATGACCCTGAAGAAGCTAGGACTACAAGACTTCGTATACTTAAATCAAGGTATACTGGAGATGTAGGTATGGCTTGTAGAGTTATATACGATGGAGAAACTGGTAGACTATCTGAACTAACAGATGAGGATATAACCTTTGACAATAGTTTAGATGAGGCATTTTAATGGACTTAGTATTTGACATAGAAACAGATGACTTAAAAGCAACTCTGGTACATTGTATCGTTGCACAAGACATGGACACTGGTGAGATATATAAATATCCACCAAGTAAACTGTCTGAAGGTTATGAACTGTTAGCTAATGCAGATACTTTAATAGGACATAACATCATCGGATTTGATATACCAATGGTAGAGAAGTTCGGTGGTGTTG